CGCCTCCGCCGCCGTTCTGTAATACAATTCCTTCCGCCATATCACACCCCTTTTCCGATCATCCGGAATGCCGTTGCGGGCGGCTTCATGCATTCAATCTCCACACTGCCGTTCATCGTGCGGACCCTTTTCAGCGATATTTTCCGGATCCGTTTTGCGCTGGTTTCATCCGCCGCATCGTTCAATACGGAAAAGCACGGCACATATTCAGCCTTCATCCCCTGAACTGCCACCGTTTTCTTGTACGGAAATGTGCTGCTCCATCCGTCCAGCGTTACCTCAATGTCCCAGCGTTTCGCATTCAGGTCTGCTTTCTCTTCCGCGCGTTTTGCTTTCGTCTGATTCTCCGTCGCCTTGTCGGTGTTTTCCTGCACCTTCCCCCGCAATGACTCCAGATCCCGCGCCGTCGCATAGGCGCTCAGTTCATACTGAATCTGGATATTCTCTGCATTGCTCAAAGCCAGAATAAAATCCAGCGTATTGGAAAACGGATGCCCGGCAGCGTATTCCGGCACATACTCTTCTTTCCCTTGCTCTGCCACGGCAAGCGCATAAAGAATTTCCGCTCCCGAATTGCCTTTTGCATACAAGGCAACTTCTCTCATGTAGTACCCGCTCTGCACATGGCTTCCGTCCGGATTCAGATTGCTGATTACAGCTCGTACAATCATCCCCGATTGCGGTGCGCTTTCCACACTCGACACGGCAAAGCTCTGTTCCCTTGCCTTTAATCCCTGTTTCTCTTTCAGATTCTCTGACAAGCTATAGCTTCCGCTTCCCGTCTCAACCTTCGTGAATGTGATTTTTGTCTCTCCGGAAAGTGCTCGGCGCGCGAGTGCCGTGCCCGCGTCTGTAATCTCAACTTTTCTGTATTTCGCCACTCTTACCCCCCGTTGACTTCAAGTCCCTGCTCAAGTGCTTCTCCAAGCGCTGCTCCGGTATAGACACTGCCCTGTGCCGTCTCTTGTGTCTTGATTGTCCGGATATGCGACGACGCATTCTTGATATCCTCAATCAGCCGCCCGAACCCCTCGTGCTGTTCGGCTGTCAGCGTCTCTTCCGCCGTCACCTTCACATCGAAATATCCGGGCTCTTGTCTTGCTTCCCGGAATTCAAACCACTCTTCAATCTCTGCCTTTCCAAAAAGCATAGACGCCAACTGCTGTACTGCGCTCTTCGTCCCCGCGAACATCTTTATCTTCAAGGCGTTTTTCAGAATTTCTCGTTTTCTCTGAACACTGAATTCTGTTCTGTAGTATGTGACTTTCCACTCTTTTGCGAGATAGTCCATCACCTTCTCCGAGACGCCGTCCAGATCCGCGTATATTCCCGTCCGTGTTGCCGCCTGCAGCACATCTGCCATAGTTCGTTTCAGTGCAAATGACAGTGCAATCACTTCGGCATCTTCCGCAAACACCGCAGGCAGTAGATTTTTTAATTCACCGCTCTGGTATTCAATCATCTTCCAGCCCCTGGTATCGTATAGATTTCCTTCCCAATACAGCCACGGTGTCACGTCCCACCGTCATAAACTGCGGGCTTTTGGCAATTTCAACCCGCTTTGCTCCGGCGCGAATCATCAGATACCGCAGCTTGTCCGGCACAATGTCTCTCCCGATTTTTCCCTTCTGCCAGTTGATAAATTCTTCAACCGCTTCGTTGACGCTCTTCTGGATTGTCTCCGCCCGGTCCTCATCGCTCTTGTTAATCCAGTATTCCACATCCACGTCATAGGGCATCGTTTGCGGCGCCTTGACGCTCACCTTGTCAGTCAGCATCCGAATATCATCTCTCGAAATGAACTTTTGCAGATTTTCTATATATTCGCCGGACGGAATAACGCCGCCGTCCTGCAGGGCAACAATCGTCACCTCGTTCGGTGCCGGTGAAAATACAGCCACGTCTTCCAGCGTCGAATCAAACCGGATTGCATGATATCGATACGCCTCCAGACTTCCGGCCGTCGTATATCCTTCCGGCGCCATATAAATCCGCTCTCGTAGCTCATCGTCCGTTTCCACATCTTTGCCGCCTGCCGGAATTGTCATATTCTGCACCGCGTCCACATACGGAATGGCATCTACCATCCGGCTGATTTCTCCGGCAGCGTAGTTGTTTGTAATTAGACCAGTGCTCTGACATTTCGCCTTGACCTGTACCGATGTTTCTCCCGCCGGAATCTCTGCATATGCCGTTGTCTCAAACGCCACGCCGTCCCCCGCCGTTACGCGGCTACCCTTCGGGATTGGTGTCGTGCTCTCACGCCTCGACCGTAAGGAAAACTTTACCGTCACCACCGAGCCCTCTGCGCCGTTCCGCTGAATCCCTTTGAGTGCCCCGAGGTTTTCCAGATACTTTCCTTCCGCGTATTTCAGAAGATTCATCTTTCCGGCGCGATCCACCATCACATAGCCCTGATAAAGATAATATGCGCAGGCCTCCAGCAATAGCCGTTCTCTGTCCGTCGCCCGGAACTGCTTTATCCTTCCCGTCGTCTCGAAATACTTCTGCTTGTATAACGCTTCCATATTTTCGATTAGGCGCGGTAATGTCATTTCGTCGATAAATGAAAGCTCCGGATATTTTTTCAGCTCATCTGTTTTTCCCACGCTCAAGACCTCTCAACTTCGATTCTTGCCAGCAATTCGCCGTCTTCATTCTCAGTGAACTTTATCTCACGGATTTCTATTTCCGGAATAAACTCCGCCGCCTTAATAATCAGCGCCGTCGCGTATTCGTTCTCCAGCTCTTCCTTCGGCAAATCCAAATTTGACCACGAAATCCCGAAATTCCGATTGCACGGCATCGACCCTTCCGGCACCGATAAAAGCATAGCCAATCCCTTTAGAATCTCCTGCATCTCTTCATCGTTTTCGCTCGTGATATATTCCGCTCTCATAGTCTCCGTGCCCGCTTCCCTTAGTTATAGTCGCTCATCTCAATATCTATCTTCAACGACATAATGCGCCCGTCTACAATCACGATATCGTAGCTTGTAGACATCGATGTGATCAGTGCATTTTTCAGAATGCACTTCCCTCCCACAATCAGCGGGTAATATTCTCCCTTAAGCATCGCTCTTCTTATGTCGTTTTCTACTCGCACCGGCTTCCGGCAAATCATCGCGTTCAGCTCCATCGTAAAACGCACCGTTTCCGTTCCGGGACCCACAAACTGCATCCGGGGCGCACCATATAGCATGTTATGCGTCTCGCATTGCACCGTGCTCGTTCTCGTCATTCCGTTCTGGAAAGTCATCACTCTGTTTTCCGATACCTGAAAGCGGATTACATTTCCCCAGCTTCCAACCTTCATTCCGCTCCCATTGCCTCCACTTTCTCAGCCAGCTCTTTCAAGTCGATTTGCTTTCCGCCCGCTGTGAATGTAACGGAAGCCGCCTCTGCCGTCAGTGCTCCGTCTTTCACCCCAATTACAGCCTTTGGCACATTCCCGTATGCCGAAACGCCGCCGAGAATTACGCCGCTCTCTTCGCTGTTTGAGAAATACATCACAACAACCAGGTCTTCCTTCTCAAATTTCTGCGCAATCCCAAACGGCGCCAGTATCGGGAAATTCTTTGTTGCGTTCTTTCCCCTGTCCGGATAGTACACCGAGGCCGTGCCGCTCTCTGCGTCAAATGTACTGATTCTTCCCAGCCTTATATTTTCCACTGCCTCTTCTCCTTCACAGCCTGTTGAATACCTTGTATCCGTTCACGGTGCAGCTATATCTCCCGCCGTCTATATTGTGCGTCACGCTCTGCGTAAAATACTTTCCATCCATCACGCCCATGCGATCCAAAAAGAAATTGTCCGAGGCATATAAAATCGTCTGTGGTATCACGGTTAAACTCACTGTCTCCGCCTTCTCATTTGCCTCGTTCACGCGGGCAATCGCGAGCTTTCTTGCCTCTTCCTCATCTTGCACACTTTGATTCAGTCTAAGCAATCTCTCCGGCGTTCCCACCGTCACATCAATCGTCTTTGCTTCGCTCTCTTTCCCGCCGCTCTTTGTATACTTCACCTCTCCGCCGGTATAGGTCCCGAAAAGCGTCCGGTTGTAAGATAGGCTCTCCGTGTCATACCGCGTAAACAGGTACTTGAATCCCCGCGATTCGTATAGCCGTTTGTCGAATATCACAAGCCCCGTTTTATATACTTTCAGGCACAGCCCCTGCTTGTCGCACAGATTTTTCAAGAACGCGCTGTCGCTTTCATTCTGCTGCTCTACCGCTTCCAAAATCTGCTCTTCTCCGTACCAGAAAAGCTTTTCCATGCCGTAGCGCGCCATAATCTCTTGTGCCAGCTGCTTTAATGTCACCTTGTTCCAGGTCTCCGACCGCCACACGGAATTGAACCCTTCATCCGCCGGCATAGACACGGCGCCGAGTGTTACCGTTCCGGCCGCTCCATGGCTCAGAGTGATATCATCAATCACAAACTTACCCACATGGTAGCTCTGCATATCAAGGTCGGTATCCCAGTGATCCAGATAGATTGTCAAATCCAGCTCATGCCCAATCTCCGGCAGGCTGTTCTTCCCCTCTATCCACTTCAAATCCCTATCTTCCAGTGTGACCCTTACATCGTCCGACTTCCCTTCGGCATTGTCGGTATAAGATACCGATAGCGCCTTCTCAGAAAGCCCCGTGTCCTGTCCGTCATACAGAATCTTTACCCGCGCCCGCCTTGCCAGTCCCAAGAATTACCTCCCTGAAATTAAATGCATCTCCTGCCTTCCCGTTTGCCTGATTTCTCGCCGCGCTTATATCCCCGCCTTCCGGAACTTTCAGGATCACACCGGACGGGAAAATCAGAAATTCCAATGCTGCAAAATTCGCCTGCATCAGCTCTCCGGCTCTTTTTGCATCTCCCCATATCTTATGAGCGACAACATCAAATGTGTCGCCGCTCACCGTCTCATATTGCCTCAAAACGCTGTCCGAGCCTCCCTTCTCTGATATTGCCGCATCAACTCTCCGAACCGGTCTAATAGCGTCTGTCCTGCCGCCTCAACCTCTTTCCGGTCCGCATTCCCCGCGACATTGATAGTCAGGCTGATATTCGCGG